AAGCCGCAGGAATACCTCCTGACATAGCCTTACGACTAGCCATTCTATCGTGATTACCTATCATAACATCTGCATAAGGAAAAGCTTCATACCACTTTTGAATCTTCTTAATAGCAGTTTCAAGCTCTAGTCCTGAAGACATACCATCAGGATCAGGCTCGTGATATGAGAATCCGTGAGCATCAATAATATCTCCAATGAAGATAACTTGATTACAATTATGGATTTTGTATTGTTCTTTGCACCATTCAAGGTAGCCGTCTAAACAGAAAGGTTCGTGGAGGTCGCCAATGACTAGAATGTTTCTAACCTCTGACTTCCTCATTTCCTGAATGACTGCTATCTCGTTAGGCTTTAATCTGTATCGGTTATTTTTTAGCAACGTCTGCTATTCCTTGTCCAACAATAAGAACTAAGATTGCGTGGTATAACTCTTTTGCTGTATCAGCATCAACTCCTAAGTAAGTTACCAAAGCAGGAACTACTACTGAACTGATTGCGTACCAAAACTTCTTAGACTTTAACATCTGTCCAATAAGATACTTTGAGAAAAACTTTTTCATATTATTTATTTTTAATTATTAAATTTATATTTTCACCGCCTAAATTAACTATTTCTTTGATTAGTAAGTCCATAGCTAACGTAGAGTTATTAACAGCGTCCTGTTTGCTTCCTAGTCCTACTAGAATACAACCGCTTGTATCTTTAGGAAAGTTTCCTCTGTGGAATAATATCCAATCTCTATTAGGAACTTCTTGTACTAATAGGTGTAAGTAATCCCTAGTTCCTGATTCTCTTGGAAGTCTTAGTCTTACAGGATATTCTCCTTCAGGAATGCAACTTATATTTCTTTCATTATTTATCCAAGGGTTTTCTAAAGTATCACACATCCTTTCCCCATTTAAAAAGAGTTCTCCTAAAGTGCTTTTGTCTGTAAAGGTTTTTCTTATAAGAAGTAGGTTAATCAAGTTTCATCTGTTCTTTTTGTGAAACCACCACTTATCTACTGTGTAGATTATAGACACAAGTAATAAGATTATTTTTAAAGCTACTTCTATATTAGTAAAGGTTGTTACGCTTAGTATTGTTGCATTTACTCCCACTACCTCTAGTGTTTCCTTTGCTATCTGTTTTATTGGCATCTTTTAAGTATGTCTTTAATTTGGTAATATTAATAGGTTTTGTCTTGTAGTGTTTCTTCATTAATCTGAAGCGTTTAAAAAGTTTCTTAAAGTAAGTCTTGTTCCTTGTTGAGTTGGTCTTTCAAGGTTCATTCCGTTGTAATAATTTTCAGTTGAACTGTTTACATCACTACCCGTATTTGTATTGTATTCAGGAAAAAGTGAGTTGTTATTACATAAATAAGAAATTAATCTTTCACGATAATAAGAACCAGTGTTTAAAATTTCTTCCCTAAAACTTTGAGCTTCTTCCGTAGTTAAGGCGTTTCCAGTTTCTGAAGTCTTAGAGTAAATATTGCCGTTTTCCACCTTATGTCTAAGGTAATTGAAAGCGTGGTAAAGACTATACGAGGGAAGCATATCTCCAATATAATCATCAAGTAAAGTCTTATAAGCTGCATTTACAGGAAGGTTTACAGTTCCTGCTGTTATCAAGTCTTTTAACTTATTATTAAGGTCAGTCCCTAGTGCTGTCTCCACATAAATTTTCTGTGCTTCGCGTACAAACGGGAGTAATATCTCATTACTAACATTAAGATTAATTGCTGTAGAGTCCTTTAGTTTAGCTTCTGATATGAATAGTACATAGCTCATAGTTATACATTTTTATATTTAGCGATTAACTCAGGATTTACAAATCCGTGATTTGGCATATCGTGTGGTGCTACTGAAACTTCTTTAGCGTTTCTAGGTAATTTTACACCTCTACTTTTTGCTTCTGTTGAGCTTATAATTTTATCTGAATTTTTAGGTCTTTTACCTTCTTGTACTAGTATGATTCTGAACCATTTATGTTTGCAGAGGGCGCCTCCTTTCCAATTCCAAATTGAATAAGTATTCGCTCCATATTCTCCCCAACCTGGATTAACGGATTTACTACCCATAGCAATAATATCTTCTTTACGATATATTTTATTTGTATTAGTCATTTTTCTACAAAATTCTCTTTCCCCTGTTAGACTTCCTGTGTATCTGTAACGTACCCTATATATGTCATCTTCATAATCTGTTTGCTTACTCTTTTGGTCTTGTCCTGACTTTCTGTTTGGATAAGCTGAACCCGTACTAGCAAATTCGTAATATTCAGAATGTAATTCAGATTCAAAGTCAAAATCTTCTATTTCGTCTTCAGCTTCTTCTTCACTTAAAATTTCATAGCCTTCAGGCATATCTTCTCCGAACTCCTCAATAAACTTTGAAAGCTCTGTAGCTTCTGTATGTCCTTCGCAAGCCATATATACTTCCTTACCTTCATAATCGTGCGTATGATACCCTTCACACCCTAAAGTCTTTGCACTCGCTAAGGCTTCATCTATAGTGTCAAATACAGGCTTTCCGTCTATCATTCCAACTTTTGCAAAATCTAAAGTTTCTTCTTCTACATCTAAAGGTGGTAATCCAATTTCTTCCCTTATTTCGTCTTGTGTCATTACTTCTCTAATAGTCTTAGAGTCAAATTGTATTGTAATTGGTTTAAGCTGTACGAACTGAACAGGCATATCCATATTGTTTACTTGGAATATCTTGTGTAATACTTTTAAGATTTGCCCTTGGAATGGCATTACAACAGTATTTAAGTAAAAATTAGAAGCGTTCAAAAGCTCGTCGGCATTGCTTGAGAACCCATTAGCACTATCCAAGCCCATAAGTGTCTTAGAAGTTACCCTATGACCTGCTAGGATGTTGCTAGTAAGTAGTTCTTGAAGTGCTATAAATTGTTTATCAAGTGAATCAGGAGTAATAGATGTTATTTCAGGAACTCTAGTCTTGTCATCTGAGAAAGTCAAAACGAATTTTCCTGCATTTTTTTCTGATGTAAATTTAGATTCTAAACTTCTTTCTATCTGATTTCTTTCTTCTGCTGTTGGTATTCCGTTAGCAAAGGAAATCATAAACGAGCCTGTAAATCCGTTAGATATATTATTGAGATGAAACTCAGAAACTTTAGAATCTATAAGACTCCAGTTATTACAAGAAATGTAATCAGCCGTATAATAAGAGTTCATATTAGGACTATAAAGCCCTGTGTATAAAATTTGATTAGGAGAAGTTCTATCGTTTACATTAAAAGCAGGAACTCTGTAAGGCTTGTTAGTTCTTGTATTTGCCCAATCTCCTGAAACGTAGTAACCTCTAGTCTTTCCAAACTCGTCAGGACGTTCACTGCGAATCTTCTCTACTGGAATGTGGTAAATCTCAGCTATCTGTGTTCTATCTTTTGACCATACAATATTAAGAGCGAATGCTCCTTGAAGTTTAAAGTCAAATGCTACCTTTTTCAAGACCTCGTGTAGTGTTTCATTTCCATTAGCGTTATTCATAAAGTTCTGAAGCTTTACTCTTGCTTCTTCATCTCTATCATCTTCATCTGTTATGACTATGTCTTCTGCACTGATCATTTCAGCAGTAGCATTTACAATCGCAGCTGTTATTGAACTTGAGTAATAAAGGTCAATTAAGAACTGTGGGTAGAGGTTTGACCACTGCCCATTAGTATCACCGTAAGAAATCCAATCCTTTCCTCTAACCTCTTGTACTAAAGGAGCTGTTGAAGTGCTTAAATCTACCGAAATTATTTTATCCATTTTATTCTTTTATGTTATTATGTTTGAAAGTCTATCATTCACATAATAAGTTAATTCATTACTTGTTGAGCTATATACTTGTATTTCATAATATCTTGCATTCATATCAAACCCAAATGTACTGAAAGATAAATCACCTGCTGCTGTTGCAGTTGTAGCCTGTAAGACTCCATCAATAGTCATACTAATTAAATTTGATGAATCTCTAGTTATTACTATTGAGTTGTCAGTTAAATCTAAACTGCTTGTTAATGTGAATGCGCTTGTTGTGTCATATAAGAACCCATTAATGTTTTTTAAATCTGCTAATAATAATTTGTCAAGACCTATGCTTCCCATTATATATCCTAAGGACTGACCAACTGTTAGTTTAAGTCTTATTCCTAAAGTAAATTCTCCTGTTAATATATGTTGTGGAGCAGATTTTAAACCGTCATCTCCTGAAAATATAATCGCACCTGTAGTAGCATCATATTCAGGTTTAGAATTCAATCCGTCATAAAGTAAATTAAAAGTATTTGTAGAACTATCTAACCATTCACTAACTAAATTGCTTCCATCAAAAGTAACTCCTACTTTATTTTGATACCAAGATTCTAATGAAGCATCATCTGTAGGTGTCCAAGTTATATTATCTTCCCCATACCAAACGTAATTTGTTGCTTCGGGTTCTTGGTGTTGTGTGTATTGAACTTGCTCTGTTCCTGTCTTTTCTGTTAAATTTAAAATACCTTTTGTTACAATTCCTTGAACTACTCCATTAGTATTAGCTACAGGAAGAACATCAATTTCAGTAGCAGGTGCAGTATTTAAAGCTACAACTACTGTTCCTATCCAACTAACTTCATAAACTTCATACTTCCAATGTCCTGAAGGTAAAAGATTAACTTCAGCTAAAAACATATCAGGAGAGATATTATAATTGAACAACATATTAGTGTATCTAGAAAAAATAATTTCAGAAGGGTAAACATATACAACACTACCATCCATATCATTAATGAACTTAACTAAGTGTTTAATCTGAGTTGATGCTACAGTTGTATTTATACGATTATCTTCTGTAGATAAATATGCATAAAATAATGTTTCTGTGGTTGCTTGTATCATTCTAATATATAATAGAAAAAGTTAGTTTTTGTTTGGTTAATAAAGAGAAAAGGCTGCCGAAGCAACCTTAACCCCATAGTGAACGCTAGATTTCTCTAGATACAGCGAACTGCAACACCCTCACTAAGCTAAAGAAAAAGGGTAACAATTAAGCTACCCTTTTAAGATTATAAGAAAACAGATAAGAAAATTAAGATTTTACTATTGTTCCCATTGTAAATGCTGAATTGTCGAACGGGTCTGTATCGTAGTCTGCAACCATTGGGAATGGGATAGGCTCTAAACCATCAAAAGTCAATGTATAACCATTTCTATCACCGAAAGCAGCACCTGAATCCATACTA